GGCTCACTACTCACAGATGACCAAAAGAAAAACATCCTCACTCAGCGACTCAATCAATTCGCAAACGAGGCTTTCCAACATCAACTCAACGCACAAGTAGCAGAGGCTAACAACGACACCGCAGGAGTAGATGCCAGTAACGCTGCTCTCGCTCAACTTGATACCGCTATTCAGGTTCATCAAGAGGCGTTGGCTGCGATTCCTGTTTCAACTGACACCGCTTCAGCGTAAGTAAAAAATAACTTTAAGGAGATTTCATGGGTTTGTTAGATCGCTTTGCGGCTCGCGTAGCTGAAAGAATAACGAAGGCTCCTCAGCCAACGGCTACCCCTATGAATGTCAACGCCTTAACCAGCACCGATACTCAGCACTACAACGCGACACCGATGTATCGTGATCCGATTCTGGGAACTAACCCATTTCCGGCGGCGGTTCCGCTATTTCCGAACGCGATTAACCCACTCGATCCAAATCGTGGCAGACCCGATCCTCGCCGTTATGAGTTTCTTGTCGCGCAAAACATCAACCTCTTCGAGAATCGCCTTGTTCCGTTTAAGACTCTTCGAGTTGCAGCAGATCAAATCGATATCTTGCGCCGTTGCATTGAAGTGCGAAAAGCAAAACTCACAGGCTTAGATTGGGATATCGTTCTTTCTGATTCTGCTAGTGAAAGAATTATTGCTGAGGCTGGCGGTAATCACTTACGCGCTATGGCAGAGGCACGCGAAAAGTTTGCACCAGAGATCGCTCGCCTTCGTGCATTTTGGGAAACTCCCGACCCTCAGAATGGATTATCTTTCGTCGATTGGCTTAATATGGCGATTGAGGAGATGGATGTACTCGATGCGCTAGCAATCTGGCCTCAGGTTAAAGCGAATGGAGATATCCGAGGATTTCAGATTCTCGACGGATCGACCATTAAGCCATTACTCGATGATCGTGGATTTCGCCCTGAGCCTTCAACAGGACCAGCGTTCCAACAGATTCTTTTCGGCTTTCCTCGCTCTGAGTTTCATGCGCCTATTGACGATGAAGCCGCCGACGGAGAGTTTTCAAGTGATGAACTTGCCTACTTAGTCAGAAATCGCCGCGCTAACTCTGTATGGGGTTATTCACCAGTAGAACGCGCTTTGCCAATGGCTGATATTTATTTGCGCCGTCAGCAATGGATCAAGGCTGAGTTTACTGATGGAGTTATGCCTAAGTCATGGATGGAACTTCCCGAATCAGCAAACCTCACGCCTGAGCAAATCCGCGCGTATGAGAACATTTATAACGATGAACTTTCAGGGCAGACCGAGCAGAGAAACCGTATGCGCCTTCTTATGCCGGGCGGACAGTTAAAGTTTGAAGAAGGCTACTCTGAGAAGTTTTCAGATCGCCTTGATGATTACCTCATCACCTCAATTACAGGACATTTTGGCGTTCTTCCTACCGAACTTGGCTACTCAGGCAAGACAGGACTCGGCGGATCAGGACACCAGCAAGGTGAGAAAGAAGCCGCTGAAGCAATCGGAATCACCCCCACCGCTAAATGGCTCTCGGCTCAGATTTCAGCTCTTTCCTATCGTTGGCTCGGTATGCCACGCGAGTTAGAGTTCAGACTTGCTCCGAGTGATGCGAATGACAACGAAGATAAAGCAAAGCGCGATGATATTCGACTTCGCAACGGTGGTAATTCACTTAATGAAGATCGTGCCTCTCGCGGTATGCCTCTCTTAGACACACCCGAGGCAGATATGCCGATGCTGGTTGCTGGACAATCTGTTTACTTATTCGGACCTGATGGAATGGTTCCTGCTGGAACTGCTCTTGATGATAACGGCAACGTTGAGCAAGATCAGACCGAACCAGAGCAAACAGTAGAAACTGAACCTGCTCAAAAAGAAGTAGAAAAGTTTTTGCGCTGGATCAATAAATCAGCACCATCACGACCTTTTAACTTTGAGCATTTAGAAAACTCTTACGCCGATGTACTCAATAAGTTCATCGATGAAAAAGATTTTGACTCTGCTCGTTGGTATGCCGAACGATATCTAGGTCGTTAAATGCAATGGCATGGCACGATTATCAGACTTTCGGCAAAACACGCTGATCAAATTCAAAAAGGATTTAAGAAAGCGTTTAATGCCGATGAGATTGCCGCTACCTTTGCCTCTGCTCATTTAGGTCACACAGAAACAACTCCGCAACAGGCAAGGGATTGGGTTCACACTCATATAACACCCGATAAAACAGCCCTCATCGCCTCTCTAAAGCCTCTGTATGCTGATGGGTACGTGTTAGGCGAAGCAGTCGGAAACACTCTTCTCAACGTGAATAAAGCCGTACAACCTAAGATCACAACGGGCGTAGTTGATTGGGAAACATGGAAGCCCGGCAACAGAGCCGCAAGCGCGTTACTTAAACCTAAAGGTGGATTGCAAACATTGTTAGATCGTCGAGGATTACTCATTGACGGCGTAAGCAATACCAAGATGGATCGAATCGGAACAGTTCTCGCCAAAGCATTAGAGCAAGGTTTAACACCGTCAGATGTTTCAATCCTTGTCGATAAAGTCGTGAACGATGCACAACAGGCTTTGATCATTGCACAAACCGAAATGAGCCGAGCCGTATCAGTAGCCTCGCGCGACCTTTACCAAGATTCAGGCGTTGAGCAAGTCGAATGGTTAGTAGCTGAAGGTTGCGAAGATTGCCAAGAGAACGCCGATGCTTCCCCGATCGGTATTAACGACACTTTTCCAACTGGAGATACTGAACCACCTGCTCACCCCAATTGTATGTGTGCGCTCGCGCCTTACATAAACATAGGAGAATAAATGGCACTATTACAAACAAACAACACCGTTGGAACCTCAGCGCAAGTTGTTTTCACCGTACCCGTTGGCAATCGCCAAAACGTTCCTGTTTACATTGACAACCTCGACACCGCACCGATTTGGATCGGAGATGCAGGAATCACTACATCAGGCGCAACTCAGGGAATCAAGATCGCCGCTGGTGGTAACCGCCAACTTTGGTGCAACGCAACAGATCAAATTTTTGCAATCTCTGCTGCTGGTACTGGTGCCGGGCTCGTTGTTGTAACTGCCTCAATCTAAGGAGAATAAATAATGGAAAGAGATTTCACGACTACCTATTCAGCAATTCTCAAATACGATGAGAATGATGACGGGACAATCATGGTTCACGGCAACGCAACCGATGATTCTTTAGACCTCGATCAACAAATTTGTGATCCTGCTTGGCTCGAAAGGGCTATGCCTGAGTGGATGACTTCAGGCGGAAATGTTCGTGAAATGCACGGCAATAGCGCGGCTGGAGTGGCGAAAGAATATGAAAATAAAAACGGCAAGCATATTATTGGCGTTCATGTTGTTGATCCTTTGGCAGTTAAGAAGGTTAAGACAGGCGTTTATAAGGGATTCTCAGTAGGAATCAAAGCCCCTCGCGTAGTCCGCGATAACAAAGCCGCGAACGGTCGAATTATTGACGGCTCCATCATTGAAGTTTCTCTCGTTGATCGACCAGCCAATCCTAACGCAAAGTTGATTTTGGCTAAGTCAGTAGATGGAGAGAGTTCACTCGTTCGTGTTGAAGAAATGCACGAATACAAGGCACCTCTGCCTAGCGAAATCGCTAAAAGACAAGTTTCAGATGAGGAACGCGCTCGCCTTGCCGATCAAGGTGATGCAATGCCAGACGGGTCATACCCAATTGCAAACGTTTCTGATTTGAAGAACGCCATTCAGGCGTTTGGCCGGGCTAAGAATCCGACCGCAGTTAAAAAACACATCATTCGCCGCGCTCGCGCACTTAACGCGATTGACCAACTACCCGAGGAGTGGAACGTGAAAAAAGCAGACGATCTCATTTCAGCGGTCAAGGCGTTAAATGCTGACACCGTAAAATTCGATCAAGATACCTACGATGCAGCCCGTAAAGCCATTGCTGAACTCATTATTGTTGAGGCAAGCGAAATGGCAGAGGGTTCAGATGAAACCTATTCTCTCTCGCAACTTATCGAAGTCGCTAACCACCTTATCGCGTGGTATCAAGGCGAAGTTCAAGAAGGTGAAGCCGCACCTCTCGCTGATATCGAAATGGCAGCAGAGCCCGACACCACCGAAGGCTGCAAGTGCGATGGTTGTATGAAGTGCGCCGATGCTGGCGGTTGTGATTCTAAAATATGCAAGTCACATCATGTAGAGAAATCAGCTCATAAGTGCCTTGAGTGCGGATGCGATACATATAGCGATAATCATGGGCGCGATGATGTTTCAACTGCACAAATTGTTGATCTCTCTGAGAAGTCAGCAGAGCCCGATCCCGTTATTGAGGCAATTAAAGAAGTTGTCGAAGAGGCAACACCCGAAGATTCTGAGGTTGAGTCCTCAGATGACGAGCTTAAAACACTTGTTGCAGAAGCCGTTAAGAGTGCTATGGAAAAGTTTGAAGCAGAGAAAGCCGCGTTGGTCGCTGATAAGGATTCAGCAATCGAAAAGGCTTTGAGTCTTGAAACCGAACTAGCAACGGCACTAGAAAAAACCGTTGCTGGTGGACCAAAACGCACCGCAACACAGTTATCACAAGAAACTCAGAACGAGCATTTAGTCAAGGCGTTAAATCTCAAAGCCAAAGCAGATGCTTCAACTGATCCCATTCTCGCTAAGGGCTACATGGAACTCGCAAACGATGAGTTCAAATTAGCCTCTGGCAAAACACTCTAAACGAAAAGGAATATATCTCATGGCATCAGCCCAAGAAATGTTCGGAGATGCTGCTCCAAAAGATTTGGCAGCAAAATCCGAGGCGTTCGATTCCGCTCTTAAAGGCGCAATCGCAACACCAAACACAGATCCACTATTCAAGCAAAAGGTAGACGCAGGTCTCCCACAAAACTTTAACAAGGCAGTAAACACACAAGAGCAAATCGCTGCTCTTCTTGCTAACAAGTCACTCTCAGCAGATGCAGTTGCATCATTGAACAACGCGCTTGCACAGACAACTGCGGACATTGCTAAGGATATTAGCCTTACATCTCCATTGTCATCTTCATTCGCAGCGTTCGACCTTGAAGCACCAGCGAAGTATCTTGTTCCTGTTCCAACACCACTTCGTAACAAGTTGCCTCGTACCAAGGGTGTCGGTACTGCTCACCGCATTAAGAAGATTACAGGATTTACCAACGCAATTACTGGTACATCTAATCTTCACCCCGGTATCACAGAAACAACACAAAACAACTTTGCGGTTAATGGTTCAGCTCAACCTCTATACCTCAATCGCGGTCCTAAGATTTCTTATACCGCTTCAGATGCGATCTTCGCTTACAGTTCTTTCGGATTGTCAGACGATGTAACATTCGACGCACAGTACTCAGGTCTTGGATACCAAGATTTGATCGCAACATCAGCACGAACACTTCTCTACTCATCTATGCTCGCTGAAGAGCGTATGTTGCTTATGGGTCGCGGAACTGCTGGTAACGGATTCTCTGGCGCACTTACCGCTCCTACAATCACCGCAACCGCTCGTACTGCTGCAGCAGGTGAAACACCGATCTCAGCTGGTACAAAGGTTTGGGCTAAGGCTACATCCGATGCTGGCTCATTTGGTGACTCAGTTGTATCTTCAACTGCTTCAGCAACTCCAGACGGATCAACTCAGGTTATCGATATTAAAATCACAACACCTATCGCTGGCGCACTTGGTTACAAGGTGTTCGCTGGTGCTGGTGCATCTGAGCCTGCTGATACTGCAAAGTATTACATCGGTCGTTCAGCAACAACAACCTACACAATTCAGGGAACACTTCCTGTAACTGGTGACGTTGCTTCAAACCACGCTTCTGATACCTCTGCTTATGCAGCAGGTTATGACGGAATCCTTGCGAATGTTCTCGGAACAAGCTCAGGATATAACAACAACATCAACGCAACATTCAGCACAAGCAATCCGGGCGTAGAGTTCCAGACCGCTTTCGCTGCAATGTACGCTAACAACCTCGCTAACCCTGATGAGATTTTCCTTAACGGTGCAGATCGTAAGCAACTCTCAGACTCAATCAAGAACGGCTCAACCGCTAACTACCGATTGAATCTTTCACAGAATGAAGTTGGCGATTATGTCGGTGGCGCAGTTATTGGTGCACTTCACAACGAAGTAACAGGTAAATTGGTAGACCTCACAGTTCACCCATACCTACCTCAAGGTGTTGCTCCAATTCTTTCTTATGTTCTTCCATTCGAGAACTCAGAAGTTAGCAACCTCTGGTCAGTTGTTAACGTTCAAGATTATACATACTTGAACTGGCCAAAGATTCAGCTACAAAATGAAGCATCAACTTATTGGCGCGGTACATTCGTGTCATACGGTCCTTCATGGTCTGGCGCAGTATCAGGCATTAAGTCTGCTTAATAAGTAAATAAATGCAAGGGGTGGGGAAACCTGCCCCTTGTCTATTTGGGGGCAAATAATGACAAAAATGATTCCACCTAAAGGCATGACAAGTATTTCCATTGACACGCCTCGGGGACAAAAAAGCAAGTATGTCGGCAAAGACGGGTTACTTGATATTAAAGATCCGAAACTAGTCAGAAAATTAAAAGATGAAGGCTTAGGCGTTGCTAGTTCAAGCGGAGTGATTCAACATATTTCCTCTGTCGGATATAACTGTAAAAAATGCGGATTCGGTTCCTTTTTCAAAAAATGCGGAAAGTGCGGAGAATTAAATGGCTAACGCTTACTCGAACACGACTCACCAATTCTCTACTCCCTATTTAACTTTAGATGAGTACAAGAACGCGCCTACGGCTATCGACCTCTCTAATCTTGTTTGGTATTCGCAAGACCCCGATGTTCAGGATTCCGAATTAAACAATGTCATCGCTCGCGCCTCTTCATGGATTGATACTTACTGCAACCAAGTTCTCGCCGCTACTGTTGAAAATGAGAGCATGAGAGCGCGTATCTCCTACGACGGAACAGTAAGAATCCACCCACGTTACAACCCGATCATCGCCGTTACTGGTTTCTCTTACGGCAATCCCTCAGCGCAAATGAACGTTCTGACCGATACCTCTCCAGCATGGATTGAGGATTCTCAGATCATTATGCCCGTTGGAAATCTTAGTTTTAACTACACTACTCAAGGTCCACTCCAATTTGGACTCCCTGCCGCTCCTCGCACCGAGTTATTCATTCAACTCCAATATGTCGCAGGGTACGCAAACACAACGATTGCAACCGCTACTGCCGGGCAAGATCATCTCACCGTTACCGACCCCACAGGAATCACCGTCGGGACAACATTAAAGATTTATGATGGATTCGATTCAGAGTTTGTTACTGTCGATGATAATTATTCCTTCGGTAGCACAACGATCCCTCTCGTGTCACTGCTTAATTACGATCACGCCGCTGGAATCTCTATCTCAGCTCTTCCCCCAGCCGTTAAAGAGGCAGCAATCCTCGTTACTACCGCGTTCCTTAAAGTTCGTGGCGATTCCTCGATGACAATGGGCGTACTCAACACCGCCTCAAGCAACACAGGCAACGCGCAAAGCATGGCTGAGGAAATCAACCTTGCCAAAGAATTGTTAGTTCCTTACAAGAGAGTTCGCTAATGTCTGTCGGTCGCAAAGAAGCTCGAGAAACAATTGCCACTTTCATCGCGCCGCCTAATGTCGATGGAATCAACCAAGTCTTTACCTCATTTCCTAAGAGAATAGATTTTCAGGTTAATTCTTTGCCGAGTGATATCTCTCGATGCGCCGCCGTTATCTTTATCGAGAATGAGAACGAAACTCGCCTAGCAATCGGTGGAGCGCATAGCGGAGTAAAGCGCGTGGATTACTCGATGGCGATTCAGTTATTTCATCACTCTATGCAACGCGATTCTGAAGATGCAATGAATGATTTCGACCAAGTAATTGATAACTTAAAAGATCGTTTGCGCTCGGATCATAACTTTGGCGATCCGACCAGCAACTTAGTGTGGCAAGGCGCAGAGCCTGTTATCTCCACCTCATACGGCGAGCCACTCGCTACTAACGGAGCCGCTACTGAAACTTGGGCGGTTGTTCGCTTCACTATTACTCAGATGATCCAAGCCTAGGAGAAAAATGAAATACACATACAACGGAGAACAGGAACGAGATTTCCCGACTCTCGGACTTACCCTCAAGCCCGGCGATACTTTTGATGCGCCGAAAGACTTTGTCCCTTTTCCTAACATGACCCCAACCCCACAAGGAGAAAAATAAATGGCACTAGCTCAGCCCTCGTTAAAATCGTACCTCGGGGTTGCACTCGAAACGACAAAAGGAACTCCGGTATCTGCAACAAACTTTGTGCCGATTACTCTTAACTCTTTCAAGCCTGTTGATGTTATTGCGCCTTTGTATGACACAGGTATTCGAGGCTCAATGGTCGAGAACTACGCCTATTTACAGGGTCGAAAGAATACTACTGTCGATTTTGGTGGTCCTGTATTCGCCGATACGATTGGTTATTGGGTTGCTGGAATTCTCGGTGACGTGACAACAACGGGTTCATCTGCTCCCTACACTCACGCGATTTCACTTAAAAACTCTGTCGGCGGTTCAGGCGATGCTCAGCCTAAAGCTCTTACTATCACAGACTTCTACTCTGCTAATACACGCCAGTATCCCGGTTGTCAGATCACCGATTTCGGCTTAACTTTCAATGCTGACGGGATGTTGGAATACACCGTCAAGGCGATGGGATTCCCCTCAGTAACAACAACCGCACCTGCACCATCATTCTCTACTGTTCTCCCGACTCAGGTATGGACAGGAACCGTCACCATCGGCGGATCATCAGTTGGTTATGTTCGCACCGGAACTCTTGATCTCTCTCGCAAGTCAGAAGCGATTTTTGGCGTGAGCAACACTCAATCACCTTATCAAGTGTTCCTCGGTGGCTTAACTGCTAAAGGTAAGGTCACATTCGTTATGCAAGATGACACCGAACTAACTCGCTACCTCACCAACACACAACCTGCACTTACTTTCAACTTCTCAACAGGCTCAGGATCAACCGCGACCCAAGTTCAATTCACTCTTACAAAGGGTGCTTATGTAACTGGCGAAATTGATCGCACCGCCGATTATGTTCAAGTAACTGTTGATATCGAAGGCATTGGTAACACTACTGACGTTGGTGCAACAAGCGGTTACTCACCTGTGAAGTTTACCTTACAGAACGCTCTCGCTTCCGGAACCTTCCAGTAAGCGACCCCCTAACTGTCTAGCCCGTGACCGCCTTCCTCACGGGTTAGACCTTAATTCAGAGAAGGCACAAACGAGAGAAGGCAATCATGGAAAAAGTAATAACACTCCCCAAATCAAAAGCAACTGTCACTTTCCGCGATCCCGATGATATTCTGCAAAAGGATCGTGAAAAGATGTGGTCATTTATTGACACCGAGTTGAATCAATTACTTGCCACTAACTCAGCTCTTAAAGGGTTGATGGTTGTGATGATCAAATCGTGGACTCTTGATCTTATTCTGCCAAGCGTTATGCCATCATCTTTGGGCGAATTAAAATCCGCTGATTACGATGCCATCGGCGCAGCAGTTCAAGAATGGATCGGAATTCTTACGCCTGACTTTACAAGTGACGAGGCTGATAGCCCAAAAGACAACTCGACAGACTCAGATGGTCAATAGAATATCCTGACTCTGAGCGCGTACCTGATGCAAAATATCCTGATCTTGAGTATATGTATTACATCTGCGCGAAAGAATTTGGCTGGACTATAGAAGAAACTCGATCTCAACCTGCTAAATATCTTGATTGGGTTCTTGCAATTCATGGCATGATGAAAGGTATCGAGAGTGATCAAGAGTAACATTTCGCAAGTTAGGCGTGAATGGGAAAAAACTACTAACACTCTCGATACACACGCGCGCCAAGCTCGTGATGAAATGATGGACTCGCTTATTCAACTTTCTATGGAAGAAATTAAAGGCGAGCGAGCCGTTATTGGTACAACCAAATCAGGCAAAAAGATTTATGAAAAAGCAACACCTAATGAACCGCCTAAAAGTAGAACGGGTAATCTGCGCCGTTCCATTACAGGGGAAAAATCAAAAGAAGGTTTTGGCACTTATGTAGCGATTGTCGGTCCTACAATGAAATACGCTCGCCATGTTGAACTTGGTGGACCTAAATGGAAACCCGGCGTTAAATTTCCTTATATGCAACCAGCATGGAATAAATTTCAACCTATTGGGCAAGCAATTATTAAAAAACATTTTAGTAAAGGAAGAATATAAATGGCTGAGATTTTTGATATATTTTTTGAACTCAAAGCCAACGCTTCTGAGGCTATTGCTTCCTTTGGAACAGTTAATAAAGAACTTGCCAAAATGGAAAAGAATGGCGATATTGCCAGTTCGGGTATGCTTAAAATGGAAAAGGCTACGCGATACGCTGGAACCGCTTTATTAGGCATTGGTGGAGCCTTCGCTACTGTTGCGGGTGTTAGCATTAAAGCCGCTATTGAAGTACAAGGCGCACAAGCAAAGTTATCAACTGCCGTTAAAGATACGGGTATCAGTTTCGCTGCATTTACTCCATATATGAATGATGCCGTCGATTCAATGGCAAAACTTAACTTTACTGCTGGCGATACGATGACGGCTCTTGCACAAATGACCGCCGCTACTCGTAACCCTCAAACTGCTATCAATATGCTTGGGGTTACCGCTGATCTTGCTGCTTTCCAACATGAAACACTTGCTCAAGCCGCTGATACTGTTTCTCGTGCTGCAATGGGACAAGCAAGAGGTTTAAGTACATTAGGTATTGCACTTGGCAAAACAATTCCCAAAGGCGCGAGCGTTGCTGAAATCATGCAAGCAATTGAAGATCGCACAAAAGGTGCGGCTAAGGCTGCGGCTAAAGCTGATCCTTGGAAACAACTAACAGTTCAATTTGGCTTAATGGAAGAAAAATTAGGAACCGCGCTACTTCCCGCATTTCAAAAATTAAGCACTTGGATTATTGGAACAGGAATTCCAGCACTTGAAAAAATAGGTAAATGGATTTCAAATAATAAAGGATTGTTTGAATTACTTATCTCTAGTTTGGGAAGCATTTGGGCAGTTGGAAAAATTACTACATTCCTTGCATATCTTGCCAAAATTACGGGAGCATTTAAGGCGATAGAAGTTGCTGCAACCGCTGCCGCAACCGCCGAAGCCGCAGCTGAAGGTGGAGCCGTTGCTGCTGCCGTTGCTGGTGTTGAAGCCCCTGCCGCTACTGGTGCTGTTGCCGCCGCTGCTGCCGCTTCTGCTCCTGCCATTCCTTTATTGGCGTTAGCGTATAAGCGCAAAAAAGATGCCGATAAAATGACTAAAGAAATAATTGCAACAACTAACGTTGAACATTATGTTGCTGGCAAAAAACCCAGCGATCCCGGTTACAACGCGCAATATGAAAAATATTATGCTGATTTAGCAAAACCAACATTTATGAAAGCCGCACCCGCACCTGTTCCTTGGTGGGATGTTTATCGCAAAGCGGAAAACTGGATCCATAGCGGAGATGGAACACCTGCACCAACAACTAGCACTCCAGCACCATCAGGGAACATCAATAGCGGAATCAATATCTCCAGCATCATTGCTCAAAACACCGCAAAATCAAAAAAGAAAAAAACAACTAAAACTAAAGTCCCCAAAGGTGCTAACGCTAAAGTTGGTTTAATAACTTCACCTAATCAACACCTGACAGTAGAATTCAAATCAAACAATAGCGCAGTTATCACGGGAATCACTCACGGCACTTCTAAAGCCAAATAAGAAAGGCAAATAATGACAACCGTTTCAAGTCTTAATCCCTATCAATTTGCTTGGAATGGATGGGTCTTTGGTGCGGGAACTCCTTACACCGTTGTCAATGTTGATGGGTTGATGGGCTTGCCGGATATTCGCGTTCAGGATGATATTCGCGGCTACACCGACGGATCATATTCAGGGCGCGATTTCTATGATGCAAGAACTGTCACTATTGACATGGTGATTTTGGGCAATTCAACACATAACGCGCAGTACTACTACAACCAACTTCAAAGCAATCTTTACCCTCAGCAAGTAGGAACACCATCACAATTAGGCGCATTTCAATTTGAAACAACTAGCTCGACAGGATTAAAAATCATGTACGGGCGTGTCAGAAAAATAGAAACTGCTCTCGATCCTGAATTTGCTTACGGTTATATTCAAACCAGCATGGAATTGTATTTCCCCGATCCTCGCTACTATGATTACACAAACACCACCACAACAATTTCAAGCGCAGGTCTTTACAATTACGGATGGGCGATCTCATGCCCTGTTATTACTGTGTCAGGTTTGTCGAGTTTTACTATCACCGCAGCCGTTACAGGTGGCGCAACAGATACAATGAGTTTTGCACCAACGGGAACAACTGTCGTGATTGATCTCTTACAAAAAACCATCACTCAAGATGGAAGCCCAAACCGAAGTATTTTGACAACACTCACCAACTGGATTTCTTTACCACCGTTATCGCTCACAACTCTCAGCATTAACTCTGGTACAATGACCGTCACTTACTCTAATGCGTATGTATAAGGAAATCTAATGACCAATACAGGTAATAATTTTCGATATTTCACTACTGCGCTTTATCAAAGTGGAAGTACTGCCAATCCTATTATCGCCGAACTACCGTTGACAGGCGTGAGTTTTGATACTCAACTCAATAGCATTGGCTCATTCACAGGTGAATTATTACTTTCAGGCGTTGATGCTAAGGCGTTAAATGTTTATGATGGAACTAACCCCGGTCAAACTTGTTTATATGTTGATTACAACGGAACAATTATTTGGGGTGGGATCATTTGGAGCCGTTCCTATGATTCAACGACTCAAATTCTTAGCATCTCAGGGCAAGAAATGTTGTCCTATTTCAAACGCCGAAAAATTACCCCGCTCAATACCAGTTATTACAATGTTAGCGGAAATACTCCCACCGCGATCACTTATCAAAACATGGATATTTGCACAGTAGCAAATGATCTTTTGGTGAACTACGCGCAAAGCGTTAATTTCCCCAATCAAGGGGGAACAGTAACGGGAAATATTGGCTTAAATCCTAGTTCAACAACGGCTGGCTTAAACGTTACTCGAACTTATTATGACTTTGAACTTAAGGAAGTTTTTCAAGCCGTTAAAGATTTATCCGATGGCTTAGATGCAACAACTCAAACACCATTCTTTGATTTTTACATTGACTACATTTATGACAGTTCTGGAAACCCTGTTAAAATTTTTGAAATGAACATCCCAACAATTCCTAGCACGTCAAGCCTGATTTTTCAATTCCCCGGAAACCTTGTTGAGTATTCATATTCTCAAGATGGCACGACTACTGCTAACGCTTTGTGGGGGTTAGGTTATGGAAAGAATTCAAATAAACTTATAGCTCTTGCCCTCGACAATAATTACACATTCAACGGCAGTATTAACCCCACCAACGGAAACGCCGCAATCCTTGAAGATACCGCAAGTTTCATTGATATTGTTGATGATACTTTATTGAAAGCAACCAATTTAGGTCAGATGAACGCTCGTTCGGGAATCACTCTTCCCAGTTCAGGAAATCCCGTTATATCGGCTCCAGAGGTCGTTCAAGTCGTTCTTCCACCGTATGTTGATCCTTATTTAGGAACATATAAGCCCGGCGATTACCCTCGCCTTATTATTGTAGACGATCTCTTCCCTACTCCCTACGATTACCGAGGCTGGCGCATTGTTGCCACTTCTGTTGAGCCGGGAGAAGATCATCAAAGCCGTGTAACCGTTACTCTTTCTCGCGCCGTTTACAATCTTGGAAACTCATACTTGGTGGCTCAATAATGGCAACGACAAACTTACCCCCTAATCTATTTGATTATTTCAACACGATGAACCAACGCTTGCGAAAGTTAGAAAGCGCATGGGATGGATCAAACATTGAATTAGTTAACATTCAAACAACAGGATTTGGCGGTGCAATTGATTTTGATTTAATGGCTGCGCCTATTTTGTTTTTTACTGGAAATTCAACGGCAAATGGAACAATCAATTTTCGCGCCTCTGCTCCCAGTTCAGTTAATAATGGAACATCAACAAACCCTGTTCCTCTTAGCGATATTGTTAAAGTCGGAGAAGCCATCACCTGCGCCGTTATTATTACCAATGTATCAACGGGTTATTATCCCACCGCTTTAACCATAGATGGTATTGCACCGGCTTTGACTGTGTGGGCTAGTGGCGTTCCTACTTTTGGCTCAGCACATTCAGAAAATGTTTATTCGTTTACATTAACCAAATTAAATTCAACTCCCTTATGGCATTGCAGAGCGCAGGTTGTAACGTATGCCTAAAGTTGGGTTGTTGGGTGGATACAACGCGGCACGAGCTTATGGAGTTTCTTTAGGCAATTGGACTTATGTGCCAACATCTTACTCATGGCAAATTAGTGCCTATGGAAATGGAAAATTTCTTCTTATTGATGAAAATAATTTTGTTTGTGCAACTTCTGTCGATGGGGTGACATGGACTATTGGATCATTACCAACGGGTGAAATTTGGGAAAGTGTTGCTTACGGAAATGGCGTTTTTGTTGCATTAGGTCTATCAGGAAAAACAATTGTTTCATCTGATGGTTTAACGTGGACTGGATATAGTTCTTTATCACATTACGAAGGCTGGACGCACATAGCATTTGGAAATGGTTTTTTTACTGCCGTTGCTGATGTAAGTCCAGGAGTAGGAGTATCAGCAATTTCAACCAATGGTTTTACTTGGACAGTAGGTTCAACAATAAGTACCGTGTTTAGTGTATGGATAAATTTAGTTTTTGGTAATGGTTATTTTTTAGCGGCTACCAATCGCGCCAGCGAAACTTATTATGTTATTTCTACTGATGGGCTTACATGGTCCAGTCCTCATATTATTTCTCAGTTTCCTGATGTTGTTTTTGGTGCTGGCGTATTTTTGAATTACTCGTTATATTCTGGAGTTGGCCCTTTTGTTGCAATAAGTACATCACCTGATGGATACCATTGGGTTTCAACCCAAACGGTTACGCCTGATTACAATTTATTTGCAGGAAACAACAATTTATTTATTGCTCTTGGAACCAGTTTAGAATATGCGTTTTCTTTTGATGGAATGAATTTTGTTAGTAAACCAATAAAATATTCTGGATGGCAAGTGCTGCAAGGTGGAAATAAAACTTTTGTTGCCGTTAGCCAAGCTAATGGAATTATTGGCGTTTACAAATATTAAAAAACAACCGCTTACAAATTAACCGAAAGGTCTGCCATGAACGTAAATACCGCGACTATTGTTTATTCGTATTTCTTCGTATTAGCGGCGTTGCTTGGTGGAATTAACATCATTGCCAAGCACGCTATCCGAAAGCACACCGAAGAATTGAAAGAGAAGTTAAATAGAATCGAGTACGCGCTTTACAATGATGGCAAGACCGGACTCATTAACAAAGTCGAGGAATTACTTGACAACCAACAGACTATTAAAATTGATGTTGAGGTTATGAAAGCCAAATATGAAAATCAATAAATGGAAACTAATATCTATTTTCCGCGTATGGTTTCAGGCTTTTCTCTCTATTGAGGTTGCAATTCATGTTAAAGACTTAATAAGTGGACATTTTTTTTGGCAGGTTTCTCTCGGTGCATTTGTCCCCGTCATTATTCGATGGGCAACACCACAAGATAAGTTTCCAGACGAAAGGGAATAAATGGCTGGCGCGATTGATGTTCTCAATGTAGCCGCCTCTCAAATTGGTTTTGTTGAAGGCGCAAATAACGAATCACCCTATGGAATTTGGTACGGGATTCCGAACGCTCCCTATTGTGCGATGGGAGTTAGTTGGTGTTTCAATCAAGTCGGACTCTCGCATTTAATCGCGGCACAAACCCCCAAAGGATTTTCCTACAACCCTGCCGCACTTGCGTGGTTTCAACATCAAGGCATGGTGGTCAATAAGTACGAAGCAAAGCCGGGCGATCTTGTCTTTTATTGCTGGGATAATTCGGGCGTTGCTCAGCATGTAGAAATCGTTGAAAGAGCAAGTGCGGATGGTGTATCCACCATCGGCTTCAATTCTGGCAACCCGAACGATCCGACTAAAGAGGGATGTTGGCGATTACACAGGCCTTATATGTTCGTCATGGCAATAGTTCGACCCCGTTACCCTGTTATCTCTGCGCCTGTTAAAACCTCAACAGGGAAAAAGGCAACGGCTGGAGTTGCGGCGGTTGGAACACTTGCAACAGGTGGGGCGGCGGCTCTTCACACAGGCGCGACAACTGCCACAACTGCAACCACCTCTCAAACCGTATTTATTGCTCCACCCTTCCCCATTTCTAAGACAGCATTTAATGTCGGGCAAAAGAACGGCGCGGTAATGACAATAGAGAAGGCACTTTTTAAGGCTGGGTTACTCCCTGCCCAATATGAAACAGGGATAATGAATACCCAAACCCTAACCGCATTAAAAAAGTGGGAAAAAGAAAAGGGTATTTCTGCAACGGGGATTCCTCAGCTCGTTTATGACACCCTTAAGGCTTCGCTATGAAACAACACGTTAAGTTTAAGATCACCGATGCCAAACAACTTGCCATCGCTTTTACTGGAGCGTTTAGCACTTGGGCGGCAACGGGCTTCCAAAAAGACCTTCCGCACCTTTCTTATGTGATTATTGGGTTTATTTCAGGTGGGTTGGTATCTCACGAGTCCTCACACTTTGACCAGACAATCCCACCCGATGCTCACATTGTGACCCCATACGCTCAGAATATGCAGGAGATTCCATCTACCCCAGCAGCCGTCATACCCGTCACAGCCGTCACAACGGGAACAGATGTACCCAAATTAATTCAAATTAGTTCAGGATTGGTGAAATGACCGATAAACATGATCAAAAGATTACTAACGCATATACGATACATTTTCCTGAACACGCCCCACGAGAAACCGATCCGCACTACAAAGATTTTGAGCATTACCGCAAGCAAACAGAGGCTACGGCTCAATGCCAGTTCGGAAGCGACCGAGGGGATTTCTCCGAGTGTGAGGGTGGACTAGAATTACATCACTCTCA